AGCGGCGACCAACGCGAGTGGATGGCCGAATGTCCCGCGTGCCACAAGCTGCACGAAATCTCGTTTTTGAAGCGAGATGGCCGCGACGTCGTCGGCGGCGTCGTGTGGGATAAGTCGGCGAAGCGCGAGGACGACACCTTTGATATCCAGCGCGCCGTCGAGACTTGCCGCTTCCGCTGTTCGCACTGCGGGCACGAATCGCCTGACGAGGAAAGGACGCGCGCCGAGTGGCGGAAGACCGGCAGATTCGTCGCGACGAATACGCGCGCGCCGAGGGAACTGGTATCGTTCCGAATCGAGGCGCTTGTGAGTCGACCGATGAAGCTGCTTGTCGAAGAGTTTTGCGAGGCGCATAACCACGCCATCCGAGTCGGCGATACGACTTCGATGCAGGAGTTCCGAACTAAGCGCGAAGCAAAGCCGTGGCTGATGGAGCGGCGCGTGCTGAATGTTTTCGTCCCGAAGGGAGATTACTCGGTAGCTGACTACGATAAGGGACAGCCTATGCCGAACGAGGTACTGCGGATGATGGCTATCGACAGGCAGCTAGATCACTGGTGGGTCGAGATCGGAGCCTTCGCCAACGAGCCGCGCCAGCACTACCGGCAGTTGTATTTCGGGCGCGTCGATACGCGCGCAGGGCTACGGCTTCTCCAGAAGCGGTACAAGATTCCGGATCAATGCGTGGCGCAGGACAGAGGCTACCGACCCGCAGATGTCGATCACGACTCAGCCGAGTTCGGGTGGCGTTCGATGCGTGGCTACGGGCGACGGACTTGGGCGCTACGCGATGACGCCAGCGGACAGGTAATTAACTTCCCGTTCTCCGAGCCGCACGTATCCGACTTCAGAGGAGGCGACGTCTACTTCTACAACTTCAGCGGCGATTACTTCAAGGACGTCCTTCAGACCGCGCTAGAGAACAAAGGCGATCTGCGGTGGGAACTCCCGAGCGATGTCAACCCGCTGTACCTAGAGCACCTTAAAGGCGAAGCCAAAGTCGAGGTTAGGTCGGGCGTTTGGGAGTGGCGCGAGGTAAAGCACAACGCGCCCAATCACGGTCTCGATACCAGCGCTATGCTGCTCTGTATGGCGACTATCGCTAACGTCTTCAAATACGTTCCGCCCAAAGAGGTAGCCCAATAGTCAAAGTGGCTTTTGACGGAGGCGGCTTTTTGAAATGGCCGCGCTGTCTAATCCTTTCTTCGGCATTGATGTTGGCACGCTCAACACGCTGAAGACAAAGACGCTGGATGCGATCCAAGCCGTCCTGCTGAATCAGAGCTACAGCCTCAACGGGAAGTCCGTCAACCGAGCGGACCTCGACAAGCTGAATATGATGCTCGGGCAGCTCCAGTCTGCCATCGACGACGCGAACGGCATAACTACGACGACCTCGTTCGTCAGCTTCAACGGCTTCTGACGATGAGCAACCTCCCGACTTTTGACGCCTCGCAAGTCATCTCGAATCGTCCTTGGTACGAGCGGGCGCTCGAAGCGGTGGCGCCGACCTATGCGTTGAAGCGGCTGGAGGCGCGCGTGCAGCGCGAACTGTTCTCGTACAACGCCAGCGTCACAAATCGGATTTACGCACCGCGAACCTACGGACAGCCGAGCGAGTCGGCGCAGACCACGCGCTCTCGCATCGTGATGATGTGGGAAGCGCGTGAGCTAGTGGAGAACGTGCCGCAGGCTCGGGCGATCTCGCGCAAGTTCGGTCAGTTCCTAACGCCGACCGAATACAGCGCGGCGACCGGGGACAAGGATTACAACGCGCAGGTAAATGAGTTCTTCCACAACTGGTGCAAGTATTGCGACATCAGCGGGCGGCACAGCTTTCGGAAGCTGATCCAGCTGGCGTGCGAGGAGCGCCCGGTCGACGGAGACTGCGGGTTTGCCATCCGGCGCTTCGATGAGGGTCTGAAGATTCAGATGATCCCGGCGACCCGAATCGGGAACCCGAACCAGATCGGAGGCGAGTCGAACAACTATTATCAGGGCGTCATCGTCGATGACTTCGGGCGCCCGGTCGCGTATCGCATTTACCGGGTCACGCGAGAGGGCGTGTACTTCGGAGCCGAGGACATTCCGGCGTCCTCCTTCTGCCATTACTTTGATCCCTTCCGTTCGGATCAAATGCGAGGCGTCACCGACTTCCATTGCACCGAGCGAACGATCAGGATGCTCAACGAGATTCTCGAAGCCGAGAAAGCGGGCGTCCGGTTCGCCAGCCAACAGGCAGCGCTGGTATTCTCTGACCGAGGCAGCGCGAATCCTCGCAACCTATTCACGCCCGGTCCTCCGAACCAAGTCCTGCCGAACGGTCAGGAGCAGCAGAACGAGTTCAGCCAAGTCGCGACCATCCGGTACTTCGGGACGGCGGACAAGGTCGAGGTGATGCCGTCGCGTCCCTCGAATGCCTTCGCCGGATTCATCGCGCACCTGATGCACGAAATCTCCATCGGGACCGGCATCCCGCAGGGCGTCCTCTTCGGCACCGAGGATTACACCGGGCCAAGCGTGCGCGCAGAGTTCGCCGCAGCTGACCGCGTGTTCCATCGCCATCAGGGCGTGCTGCAGGACAAAGTTCTCGACCCGATCAAGAACGCGGTGCTGCTCGACGCGATTGCCCGACAGGAATTGCCGCCGCCTCCACTTCAGAATAGCGAGACGATGGTGCAGGCGCTCCGTCGTGCTACCCGTGGCGAGTGGAGATTCCCGCCCAAGCTGACCATCGACGTTGGCCGCGAAAGCGCAGCCAATATGGCAGAGAACCGCCAAGGCGCGAAGTCCCTGCAAGAGATCGCCTCGCAGGAGGGAACCGATGCGTTCGCTCGGCTAGAGCAGATTGCCGCCGAGGCTGCGTACATCAAGGAACTCGCGCAGCGTTACGGGATTCCCGAGACCGCGATCCGTATGGTCACGCAGCAGCTTCCCGCGAATCCCGCGATGGCCGCCGCGCTCGGCACCGAGGTTACCAACGACGCCGTCGAGGCGGTCAATGCGACTACCGGCAAGGGCTCGCCGACCGCGACCGTTCCGGCGGAAGGCAGCACCGAGGCAGCTCCGGTCGGGACCGAGGAGCCGGTTTCGGCAGAGGGCGCTCTCTCGCAGACGGTCGAGGTAAACTTCGCGGACGATACCTACGTCCCGACAAAGGAGATGGCGTCGAACGCGAAGCGGGCGCTCGACGTTCGTGAGTCGAAGCCGCCGTCCCAGCGCGGTATGACTTCGGTCGGCCTTGCTCGCGCGCGCGACCTGCAGAACAGAAAGCCGCTCAGCGAGGACACGGTGCGCCGGATGAAGGCATATTTCGACCGGCACGAAATCGACAAGAAAGGCGAAACGTGGTCACAGCAGGGCAAGGGCTGGCAGGCGTGGATGGGCTGGGGTGGCGATGCAGGTCAAACTTGGGCCAACGCAATCGTCGAGCGACTGAACGAACGGGAGCTATCCGCCAAGACGAAGTTCGCGCAGGAGCCTGTGCCTCGCGCTTCGGCGAGTCCTGTCGCTGTAGCCGTCAAGGGTGAAGCTGCCAGCCCGAATGCTTGGCTAGACGCTCTTGTAGAATACCGGCGGAAGATCGGGATGGAAATCGAACACCGGAACCAGCGTGCGATGCAGGCGGCAGCGCCGGTTCTCGATAAGCCTCTGGTCAAGTTTGCCGAGGGAAAGACCGACAAGAAGGAGTTCGTGATGCCGACGCCGAACGTAGGCGAAGATGAAGCTGCCTTCGTGCAGCGCTGTATGGGCGACGCGGTGATGACCGCTGAGTACGCCGATACCGATCAGCGGTACGCAGTTTGTCAGACGCAACTGAAGGGTAAGGCTTAACCAACAAATGGACACTCAGACCCAGATCGACAACCTCATCGAGCTCGCGATCGTTCAGCGCGCGGAGCTCAAGCAGTTGGTCGAGCAGCTTCCGCAACTGCGGGAGCACCTGACCTCGGAAATCGAGAAGACCTTTGAGGCGGTCGAACCTGAGCTGCGGCAGGAGCTCGAAGAGTTCTTTGCGCGAAAGACAGAGGAGCGCGTCGATCTGCTGCGCGGAGAAGTATCCGAGCGCGTAAGCGAGATGCTCAAGTCGCTGGAGCTTGCGGCGGCGGCGAAGTATTCCGCGCTGATGAACGAGCGCGCGAAGAACGCCGAGTTGCTCGCGCAGGCGGAACAGAAGATTGCGGAGGCGGCGGCTACGATTCCCGGCAAGGTCAAGGAGATCGTGACTGACGAACTGTCGCGCTTCCCGCGCGCCGGTGAGATCGATCAGCTCCGGAAGGAATTTGCCGAGCCGAGAGGGCTAAACCCGCGCGGGCGCTGGAGCCCGACCGAGACGTATCAGAAGCTCGATCTCGTCACCTACAACGGCGACTCGTTTGTCAGTAACGTAAACGACAACCGAGAGAAGCCGAGCCGTAGCTCGTCGGTCTGGACGCTTTCCGCTGCGCGTGGAGGTGGCGGCGGCGCAGGGTTCAGCACGCTGGCAGAGCTGACGGCGACGCCGACTGCCGGTCAGCTTCTGATCGGTACGGATGGTCAATGGACGAACAACACGCTGACCGCTGGCGCTGGTATCACGATCACGAACGCTCCCGGTAGCATCACCATCGATGCGACCGTGGCGCAGGAAACGCTGACGGCTACGGTGACGAACGCTGAGAGCGTTGCGATCACCAAGGGCCAAGTGGTCTACATCTTTGGCGCTACCGGCAACCGTCCCTCGGTCAAGCTAGCCTTCAACACCAGCGACGCTACATCGGCGAAGACCTTCGGCGTCGTCTCCTCGGCTAGCATCGCAGCAAACGGCATCGGAACGGTTACCTGTGTCGGCGTCGTCGATGGGCTTAACCTTGGAGCGTACAACGACGGAGATACCGTTTACCTCAGCGCGACGCCGGGAGCGTTTACGGCTACCAAGCCTTACGCGCCGAATCATCTCGTTTACGTCGGCATCATCGAGCGCGCCAACGCTGGGAACGGCGAACTGTATGTCCGTATCCAGAACGGCTACGAGCTAGACGAAATCCACGACGTTCTGATCAGCAGCCCGACCAACGGTCAGGTGCTCGCGTATGAACTCAGCACCGACCTCTGGAAGAACAGCAGCACGGCGACTCTAAGCTCGGTTACGGGACCGACGACGACCGACCTGACGCTGAGAGGCGGATCAGCGGGCGCTTCATTGCTGCTTGGTCAAGGTACGAATGGCGGCTTTACGTTTACGCCAGCAGGAACCGGCTTCGTTAAACTCAATACGCAAGCTACAACGGCTCTACAAATTAGTGGTGATGCAAACGGATCTTCCATCATCTCTGGGAATACTGCGTTGACCGGGCCGAAGCTGCTGACTCTTCAAGGCTCAAATGTCGTTTTTTCTATTGGCGGAGTAGGTGAAGTCGGACGCTTTACGACGACCAGCGGGAACTTACTGATTGGCGGAACTACCGACATTTCCGGCAGCGGTGGGCTGAAGGTCTTTGGGACGACCGACGCAAACAGCACCATTTCGGGCGCTCTGCAAGTTCTAGGCGGTGTCGGTGTGGCAAAGTCGGCGTGGTTCGGTGGCACCGTGTACGCAGGCTCGGGAACGTCGAAGGCGTACATCGCATCGGACGGATCGAATGTCGGATATGTAGGCACAACGACCGGCGCCTTCCCGGTAGAAATCCGACCCAATCAAACGACGGTCGCGCGATTCACGACGACTGGAAATCTGCTCGTTGGCACGACGACGGATATGAGCGGTAGCGGTGGGCTGACGGTCTTCGGCACGACGAACGCGACGAGCGCGATTACCGGCGCGCTGATCGTCGGCAACGGCACAAACGGTGGCATCGGCGTATCGGGACGCAGCTACTTTGCTGAGCAAGTAAACTCGAAGGCGTTTGAGTCTACTGGTGGTCCGACCGTATTCGATGCAAACGGAGGCCTCTCGCTAGCTGGAAACGGAGGCTCGGCTTATGCCGCAATCAAAGCATACACCAATGCTGCGGGCACCGAGAAGACGATTTCGTTCAATCAGTCCGGTGGCGCTGGCGTAAACATCGGCGGGATTGGCGCGGTCGCAGGTGGAAGCTTGCTCGCGTCAGGCACCGTCACCGCCAACAACTTCCTGCTCGGCACCGGCGGTCCGTCTATCGCCTCGACTGAGAACGCGCGCGCGTCGCGGCAGGGATTGATCTCGCAAGGAACGTCGAGCGCCAATGTCGGAACTTTCGCCGCGTTCGGCACGGGAGATTACACGGCACAGGTTTGGGTGCGGCTCACGACTCCTACTGCACCGAATACTTTTCTGCGTATCGGTCAGGCCGGTGTGGGTCAGTCTTGGGATTTTGGAACGACCGACTCGTCACCGGCAGGACGGGTGGCCGTACGAAACGGCGATGCTACGGCACAGCTTTTCGGCAGCACGATATTGCAGGCGAATACCGTGTATTGCGTGACTGCGGTTCGCGCGTCCGGTGTCACGACCATCTATCTCAATGGCGTATCGAATGGATCGGGCACGCTAGCAACCAACTACACCAACGCAATCGGCGGACTGACGGTGATGCCTTCTGCTGGGTTCATCGGAACGCCGCTGATCTACAACCGCGCCCTTTCCGCTGCCGAGGTGCTGTCGCTGTATGAGGCTGGCGCGCCTGCTCAGTTGGACTACGGATTCGGTACGAATGATAGCTCTACGACGGTTTATTCCGGTCAGCAGCTTATTACGGGCGATCGTTCTACTTTTGCGTCTGCTACTGGTTGGACGCTCTTTACTGGGAACAGCATTAGCGGCGGCAAACTCAACCTAGTTAACCTCGCATACGCGCTTTGCAATAACACGAACCTGCGAAAAGGGATTCGATATCGTCTAACGATTACGATTGATTCGATTACAGGAGGGACGCTTAGGGTTTATGACGGCGTAAATTACACCGGAGTTATTGGGAATACCTCTGGAACGAAGACGCTTGAATACACGATGGCGGCTGACGCGCCTGTGTTTCTTCGAATGGAAGGTGGTAGCGCAGTCGTGGACGACATCACCATTGTTCCGCTCGGCGTCCTCCTCGCTCCTGACGCGAACCAGCCGGGAGGCGGACTCGCGTGGTACGACACGTCTGGGAACAACGCGACCATCACGCTCCCGGCTAGCGGCGTTAATTGGAACGTGCGGACGAGCGGCAAGATCAATGCGCCGTTGATGGTTGGAGGAGTTGATGGTGGCGCGAAGCTTAATGTCTACACGCCGACTACGGCAGAGGTAGGATACCTTTACGGCATCCGCCTGTCGGACGAGTCTACGACAACTCTAGCGTTAGGTCTCCAGACGCCTACCGGGACCGTTCGCCCGTTCATTCACGGCAACGTCGGTCTCGGATTAGGAACCGCAGGTACCATAGCACTAAACATCACTTCGGCGCAACAGGTGCAGGTGCTTGCCTCCACCGCCTCCACGGGCACCTCCTCCGGTGCGCTGGTGGTGAGCGGGGGCGTGGGTGTGGCGAAGTCCCTCAATGTTGGCGAGGCCGTGACGGTTGCTGGCGGCGCATTCGCGGCTGCCTCGTTCTACAAGTCGGCATCGCTTGGCACCGTGCTTTCCGGCGCCACGGGCTCCTCTTACGACCTTTACATCACCAATCCTGCTGGAAATTACGTAATGCAGGTTCCTACGGGAACGCGCAATGCGCAGTTTGCGGCCACTCTTACTACGGTTGGTGCGATTACTTCGGGAGCTTCGATCAGTACTTCTGCACCAACTGGTGGATCTGGCGCGTGGGAACTTGGCGTTTATTCAACTACCGCTCCGTCCGCCACGGGCTACGTCACCATCGAAATCGGAGGCGTCGCCTACAAGCTCCTCGCTTCTAACGTCTAATCTTTCTCCTATGGAAAACCTAATCGCTATCGAACCCGTGACCGTGTGGACTTCCACCGGCACCAAGACCGCCGTCAACTTCGGCGTGCGTTACGTAAACTATCAGAACGGTCCCGCCGTCGCTGATACCGTCCTCCTCGATGCTGACGGCAACGAGGTCTCCGCTCAGCTTGTGCAGGCGACCACCGCTCAGACCGAGCAATGGAACGGCGATGACGACCTGCCGTTCTACACCGTGCTCGCTGAAAACGCTGGCCTGACTCCCGTCACCGCGTGATTTGACGCGCTGAGGTGATTTATGGACCAAAATCCGACTCCGAAACAGGCACTCGAAATCCTCGCTCAAGCTGCGGCTCAGTTCCGTGGCACGCGCGCCGAACACGAAATCCTTGAAAAAGCTCTCCGAACTCTGGTCCCGCTGGTCGAGTCTACCGGCGGAAAGGAAAATTGATCTGTTGACGAAGGTGCAGCTGGCGACGCTCGGCGTCGGGCTGCTTCTCGTCGTCTGCATCCTGTCGGGTTGCTGACGATGAGCCTTCTCTCGTTCCTCGCTTCTGCCGCCGGTGGTACACTCCTCGGCGGCATCACGCAAATCCTCGGGTCCGGCGTAGCCGAGCTCAAGGAATGGTCAGCGAGCAAGCGCCGCATCGCAGAGATCGCAGCGCTCAAGGAAAAGCAAATCGCCATCGCAGAGGTCGAGGCGTTTGCCAAGGCAGTCGAGGGTACGGCTGGGACGGGCTACACGCCGCCGCCGAACGCTCCGAACTGGATGCACGGTCTGATGACCATCGCTGCCTTCTCGACGCAGATGGTGCGTCCGCTGATGGTCGGCGGCGCGTGCTGGTACATCTGGAGCAGACCGGCGGATCAACTGGCTGGGTTACAGCCGGAAATCCTGACCGTATCGTTCGCGTGCGTCTACTTCTGGCTTGGCGTCCGGCACCAACTGACTCGCTCGAAATGACACCAGAGAACTTCGACAAACTACAAACCTCGGTCGAGCGCATCGAGAAAGCGATAATCGGAGACGAAGAGATGGGTCACCGAGGTCTTGCGGCTCGCGTGGAATGGATCGAACGGAAGATCGTTCTGCACGAACGGCATATCTGGAAATGGATAGGAGCCATCGGCGCGTTCGGCATTTTGGTGCCAATCTTGACGAAACTGTTAATTAAATGATGAAGCCTACAATCACTTTTGCCGTAGCGGCTGGACAGGTCGATACAGCGTCCGGCGTCATCAAGGGCGTCTCGCTTATCAGCGAGGGACCGGCGCTCGGGCACGGCGTGATGGTCGACGCGAAGACCTTGCAGCAGGTGATGGAAGCCGCCTCGAAGTACGAGGGCGGGTTGAAGGTGAAGATGGATCATCAGGGCGGCGCCGGTGACATCATCGGCTTCGTCGACAACCTGCGGATCGACGGCACGAAGCTGCTCGGCGACCTTAATCTGCTAAAGAACTCGCCGCATCGTGACTACGTCCTAGAGATCGCGCAAAAGATTCCCGATACTTTTGGCCTATCCATCGCGTTTTCGGGAGCCGTCGAAACCGGCGAGGGCAAGATGATGCTCCAGAGGTGCTCCGAGATCTATTCGGTTGACCTCGTTTCGGAACCAGCAGCCAACGCCGCAGGTTTGTTCGAGCGGCGCCTTAAAGCTTTTCAGACCGCCGAGGGCACCACGCCCGAGGAGGAGAAACCTGAGATCGAAATCACCATTCCTATGAACGATGATGTGAAGAAAGAAATCGCGGGTATGATCGAATCCGCTATGATGGGTCTTTCGGAGCGCCTCTCCAAGCTGGAGGTCGGTATGCCGAAGCCCGAAGACAAGCCTGTTGCGATGAGCAAGCAGGAGGACGTTGTGCAACTCGCCGCTAACAAGGCTGCGGAGGCTGCGCTGAAGGAGTTCGCCAAGACGATCGGTGCGCCCGCCGCGCCTGTCGTGTCGGCTGAAGCTCCCGCGAAGAAGGAGGAATCGAAGCAGTTCGAGGACATCCTTCGCGCGAAGAAGACTGAACTGAAGGGCGACTTCGCTGCGGCGATGGCGTTCTGCATCAAGAACCACTCTAGCGAATACGCCGCCTACCGGCAGCGCGTCGCTCAGGGCGAGATCGTTAAGTTCTAACCTCAACTCAAATGGCTACTCAATACATCGGCACGGGCACGTTCCTTGCCAACACCGTCATCACTCACGCGCTGGGCGTGGTGATCTCTTCCAATCGCGGCGTCGGTCTCTCGACCTCCACCGCTTGCGATGGCATCGCGACCATCGACGCCGCCTCTGGTGATTACGTGACCGTCGCGTTCTTCACCAACAACGGCACGCTTAACGGCACGCTGACCGCTGGTCCCATCACGGTCGGCGACACGCTGTACCTCGGTTCCAACGGTCTGCTCGCGACGACCGGCACGAACATCGTGGGCAAGTCGCTCACGACGACCTCGACCGCGAACTCCGTCATCGAGTTCATCCCGAAGAACATCTAACCTCAAACTTTACCTACAATGTATTCCAATGCTGCCGCGATCTTTCGCGGCGATATCGCTGGGGTTCTGGAACAGGCGAAGGACTGGGAGACGACCCTTATCGGCACGCGTGTGCTGCCGATCTTGAACGTCCCTGTCCGCGCCGGTCAGTACCCTTCATTCCGTCTCCAGCAGGGTCAACTGCTGAAGTCCGAGGTCAAGCCGCGTTCGCCCTATGCGAGCTACGCGCGTGGCACTCGCGCCTTCCAGTACGAAAGCTACGCCTGTGTCGAGCTGGGTTACGAGGAGGCGGTCGACGATACGGTTGCGGCTGATATGTCGCGCTTCTTCGATGCGGAGGTTATCTCCGCGAAGCTGGCGCAGCGTAAGCTGCTCCTCGCTCACGAACTGCGCGTCGCTGGTGCGATCTTCAACACCGGCAATTTCACCAGCACCAACTCCGGCACCGCCTACACGAACGCCAATCTGGCCACCTTCGATGTCGGTGAAGACGTTCAGCTTGCGCTCGATCGTATGCTCGCTAACGGCGAGTCCACGACCAACGCCCGTGTCGTGATTCCGTATCCCGTGTGGACCCGCATCCGCGCCAGCACGAAGTTTCAGAACCGCTTGCGCGGCGCCGGGATTTCCTCGGATACGATCCTCAACGCGAGCACGCAGGCGGCTGCCGAAGTCTTCGGCGTCTCCGAGGTGCTGATCGGTCGGGCGTCCTACGACATCGCGCCCGAAGGCGTGGCGTATTCCGCCTCCAATGTGTGGGCTAACACCTACATCTGGGTCGGCAATGTTACCGAGGGCGGTAGTGGGTTCTTCGGCGGTGGCGCCGGGTTCACCCTCAACTGGTCAGAGTACGGTCCCGCCGTTGGCGTGTTCACGTACCGCGACGAGTCGATCAAGAGCAACATCGTGCGCGCTTCTCAGTACGTTGCCGAGAAGATCGTGAACACGAACGCCGGTCAGCTGATCGCGACTCAGTACGCTTAACCTAGCGGGATAGAATCCTACTAGTCGACCCGCGTTCCTTAACCGGAGCGCGGGTTTCTTTTTTACGAAGCGCCAAGCCTTATGCGCGTTTCACTCTGTGTCATCTGCGGGAACGAGGAGCAGCTTATCGTTCGGATGCTGAACTCCTTCGACGGAGTCTTCGACGAGTTGTCGATCACCCGAGCAATCGGCAGCGCAAAACCGGATGGCACTATTGGGCTGGCCGAACTCTGGTGTAAGGAGCGCGGCATCGCTTGCGTGGTCAGTGAGTACCGCAACGAAGTCGGGACCGAAGGCTGGGATCACGTCGACGATTTTGCTGCGGCGCGGAACCTCGCGTTTCATAACGGCACGGGCGACTGGCTGATCTGGTGCGATTGCGACGACAAGTTCTCTGGCGATACAAAGGCGTTCCGCGAACAACTGGAGAAAGCCGCCGCAGATCTGGCGATGGTGCGGTGCCTGTACGATGTGCAGGGCACGGGAAAGAAGCTGTACCGGGAGCGAGCGATCCGTCGCGATCTCTACCAGAAAGGTAGAAAGTGGCACCACTCGGTTCACGAAAATCTGCTGCTGCTTCAAGGCGACCGGCACGAAGACTGGGAACAACCCGTCTGGCTGCACGCACCGCTGGAGGTTAAGAAGGAGAACCGGAAGCGTAATCTCCGAATCCTAGCGAACTCGGTAAAGGAAGTCGCGACGCAATATTTCTACATTCACCAAGAACATTTCTGCTCGGGCAACCGGGACGCTGCCGTAGAGTTCGGCAAGGTCGCTCTGGCTTTCCCTAATCTACAGCCAGCGTTCCGGTACGAGACGCTGCTGAATTTGGCGAAGCTCAGTACGTCGAGGCGGGATTCCAACGTATGGCTGATGGAGGCGCACGGCATCTATCCGTGGTGCCGCGAAGCAATCGCCGCTCTCGTCCTCCTGCACTTCGAGTTCAAGGAATATGAGAAGGCAAAATACTGGGCGGACCAAATGGCTTCGATGCGAGAACCGTTGCCCAAGGACCGACCGTGGACGCACGAAGTGAAGTGGTACGGCTGGGCGGGATACGACCTGTACGCGCGCGCCTGCCGAGCGGTCGGGAACCGCGCTGCAGCTGATCTCGCGCAGTGGCAATATCACGCAGGCGCAACTCCGAAGATCAGCCTGCTTCACGCGACGCGAGGACGCCCATCAAAGGCGGTGCAGACGCGAGAGGCGTGGCTAAACACTGCGTCAGACCCGACTCGGGTTGAGCACATCTTCGCCATCGACCTCGACGACAAGACTTCGGTCGAGATGGGCAAGCAGTTCTCGACCTATCTCAGCCCGAAGCAGAGTTGCGTATCGGCGTGGAACGGCGCCGCTCGGATGGCGCGCGGAGAGCTACTGGTGCAGCTTTCGGACGATTGGATGCCAGTGCGCGGCTGGGATCAGTTGCTGCTTAACGCCTGCGAGGGCGTCGATCTAAACAAGCAGCCGGTCGTCGTGGCTATCTCAGACGGACATCGGAAGGACGATCTGCTCTGTATGGCGATCCTCTCGCGGGCACGCTACGAGCAGCAGGGCAACGAGGTATTCCACGAAGGCTACGAGTCGGTCTTTTCGGATAATGAGTTTTCGTACCGCGCCGCGCGGGACAAGGTCATCATCGACGCTCGGTCTTGGCTAACGTTCGAGCACTGCCATCCCTGCTTCAACAAGGCGCCGATGGATGCAACGTATCGACACAACAACCAGCAGGCGCGATATGAAGCGGGCAACGCTCTCTTCCGTAGCCGCAACCCAGACGCTCCCTAATGCACCGACCAGCCCTCTCCGTCCTGATACCGGCGACGCCGCGCCGGATCGTTAGCTGTTTGTGTCCTCTGCTCTCTACGCTAGAGGCGCAGATCACAAAGCTGGAAAATCCGCAGGCGGTCGAGGTACTGACCTTTCTTGATAACCGGATGAGAACTATCGGCGAGAAGCGAGACGCGCTGGTGCAGATGTCGCGCGGAGAGTTCGTTGCGTTCTGCGATGATGATGATCTGGTATCCGACGACTACCTCCAGCTGCTAACCGACACCATCGCGGTCGCGTCGCGTCGGACCTCGGTCATCACCTTCGATCAACGCGCCATCGTTAACGGAGTCGAATCCATCTGCTCCTTTTCGCTTCGGCATCCGAACGAGCCATTCAAGCAGCCATCATTCAAGCGGAGCGCGTGGCACGTATGCGCGTGGCGTGGCGATATGGCTCGGCGGGTTCGGTTCCCTGCGAACAACTACGGCGAGGATTGGGCGTGGGCGAAGCATTTGGTGATGGACGCAACCGGAGAAATCCACATCGGGAAAGTGCTGCACACCTACCGATACGACGATCAAGTCTCCGAGGCGCCTCCGCCGAGCAGCTAAATTTGCCAATCGAGACTTTTGTATGGCAGTCCGCGACTTCGATCCCTCTCAACTCGCCACAGATTTTGGCGCGATTCTGGATCAGGCGGGCATCACGTTCGCGATGGGCGGCTCGACCGTGACCGGAGTCTGGGCGCTGTCGCGCGACGTCTTCGATGCCTTCGAGGATCAGCGCCGATCCGAGTCGAAATACACCATCTTCCTGCTAGCGTCCCAGCTTGGCGCAGGTCCGTCTCTGTCGCAGACGCTGGTGCGGTCAGGCGTCACCTACTTCGTGGAGCAGATTCGGTTCGATGCAGAGGGAACCGGCTGCGAGCTCGACGTCTGCAAGGTCATATGAGCGGCTCCCTAGAAATCTCTTTGGAGGCGAGGCAGCTAGAGGTAAAGCTGTACGAGCTCTCCCGGCGGGTCGGGCTAGAGTTAGGTCCGATCATTCGCGAGGAGTCGAAGTACCTAGTCGCGAGCGCTGTGCGGAACACGCCTCCTCCGAGCAGGCAGGCGGGCGTGAACACCATACGCACCGACCTCAATCGCGTAGCGGTCCCGCTGAACTACCAAGCCTTCGAGGCGAAGGCGACGACGAACGGCTTCTATCCCTCCATCGCAAAGTACGTCCGGACGAAGAACGCGGGCAAGCTTCGCGAGCTCCTGCAGAACCCGAACCTCAATCTGTTCCGAGGGTTCAAGGTGCTCGGCAATCCTGCCGACATAAAAGCCGAGCATAAAGCGCGGCGGGTAAGTGGTCGCGTTACGAAAGTGGAAGCAAAGGCGGTAGCATTCCGCTCTGAGATGCGGAGTTATTTCCGAGACGTCAGCAAGCGGGTAGGCTTCGCGCTGAGCGGCTGGACGAACGCCGCTAACGTTCACGGCATCAAGATCAAGAAGTTCGCGCAGGGCTCCTATGCCGGGTCGCGCGCTGGCGCAGAATACTCCTTCGGGCGGAACCCGTTCTTCATCGCGCGTAACGGCAACATCAAGGACTTCGCCTTGCAGAAGAAGATCGAGACCGCCGTAAAGTACCGGCTGCGGGTCACGGTCACAAAGGTCGAGCGCGCCGAAAAGAAACTAGCAATCAACCTCGGCTTCACGAAGCTGGCTGCAGGATCGTACTAAGATGAGCAGCAGAACATCTATCCGAAACGCTATCGGGAACGCTATCACCGGAGCGAGCGTTGTGGTGACGGCGAACCTCCTTCGCGGACGGGATCGCACGCTGGCGTCGACGAGCTTCCCGGCGTGCGCCGTCTACGCTGTCAACGAGGACATCGAGGTGCGCTCGCTCGCGCCGTCAAATCGCGTGCAGTATCGAACGCTCGAAGTCTCGGTCGACTATTTCACGGCGGTCACAGCGAGCACGATCCTCGACGATCTGCTCGATACAGGCAGCGCGGCGGTCGAGGCGGCGGTTTTGGCAGATGTCACTCTAGGAGGCGCGTGCCGCGATCTCCATTTGACGAGGGTCAATTATGTGATCGAACCCGATGAGGAACGCCAATGGGGCGTAGCTCGTCATACGTTTCAAGCAATCTACCTAACTCAAGACTAATATGGCTAACCATCTCGGACGGGAGGGCTCCCTCCAAATCTCGGCGACCACCGTTGGCGAACTCCGCAACTATGCTCTCTCGCATACCTTCGACACCGTGGAGGACACCACGCTCGGCGACACCTACCGCACGCGCAAACCGACGCTCGGTACGTGGAGCCTCAACAGCGATCTCTTCTGGGACGAAGTGAACGCTGGTCAGATCGCGATCACCGTCGGGCAGACCGTCACCGTGGCGCTGTATCCCGAGGGCACGGCGGCGACCTCCCGGTACTACACCGGCCAAGGCATCGTCACGAAGTTCGACATCTCTGCGGCGTTCGACGGTATGGTCGAAGGCAGCATCACCGTCGAAGGCGCCAGCGCGCTGCAATCCCTGACCGCTTGAGGTGACTGATGGACGCAATCGATCTAGTTAGGGAACACTTCGCTTCGCTCGGCACCAAGAAAATCGAGGTGCCGGAATGGAAGCTGACGATCTATTCCTCGCCGGTTACTCTCGCTGAGAAGAACCGGCTGTACCGCAAAAGCCGGGAGAGCGATATGGAGCTCCTCGTCGACATCGTGATTATGAAAGCATCCGATGCGGACGGGAAGAAGCTGTTCACGCTCGATCAAAAGATCACGCTTCTGAACCGAGCTGACTCCAACGTCCTCGCGCGCGTCGCTAATGCTATCCTGTCTGACGAGGCGCCGAAGGCGGAAGAGCTGGGAAACTGATCGGCGGCGATGAGGCAGCCGACCTCGTCGCCGTCTATGCGATTGCGGAAATGCTCGGCAAGTTCGCCAGCGAAGTGATGCAGATGCCGGTCGCGGAAATGCAGGGATGGATCGCGTATCTGAACCACAAAAACCGTACCAACAAAAATGGCCGCTGAAGCCACAATCGCAATCAGGGCGCTCGACCTAACGCGCCGAGTCTTCGTCGGCATCCAGCAATCGCTGGAGAAGCTGAAGGGACAGGTCAGCAACGCGACCGTCGCGATCGGTGCGTTCTTCACGTTCCGAATGGCGAAGAAGGGCGTGACCGAATTTGCAAACGCGCTGCGCGACGTCGAGAAGGACGCAGAGAAGTTCGGTGCGACAGCCGAGGAACTAGACAAGGTAACGCGCGCAACAGGTGCGCTCGATTCGCTGATGAAGGCGCTGAAGATGGGCGCCGTAAATGCGGTCAACCAAATCCTCGATCTGAAGGACGCGCTCACAGGAGTGTCGAAGGTTGAGTCGGCAAGCATCGCGGACCAAATCCGCGCGGATCGTGACGCGCCGAAGATCAAGGAACTGACGAATGACCTAGCCGAAATGCGAAGGGAATTGGCCGGAGTCGGAGACACTCCTTCCCGTCAGTTCGGGCGATTGGCTGAAGAGATTCAGCGGGTGAATGCGGCAGCGAGAGACCCGGCCATCTCGCAGGCTGTGGACAAGTTGAATAGGGAAAAGCAGGTGCTCGGGCTTTCGACGGATCAGCGGAAGATCGCGCTGAAGGTGTACGACGACTACGTGAAGTCCGTCGAAGCAACGACCGAGGCGACACAGGAGTTCTACCAGAAGCAGATGACTGCCGAGGAGCAGCAGATCGCGCTTGGCAGTCAGGTGCAAAAACTGGTCAAGGAGATCGAGGCGTTGAACTCGACGCTCGGTCCCGACTTCATTCCCGAGCTGGCGACGGAGGAGGAGCTCGCGAGGATGGAGAAACTCATCAGCCTGCAGGAGCAGTATCGAAACGTGCTGGCCAAGCGTGAAATCCTAGAAACGACGATGCAGAAGATCGCTCGTCAGTCGGGAGAAACCATCGCGCAGTCTTTGGAGGATGCGATTTTTATGGGCGGCAAACTGAGCGAGGTGCTGAAGGCGCTCGCTCAAGACCTCCTGCGATTGGCGTTCCGCGAAGCCGTGACGGCTCCGCTCGGCGCAGGACTCGGTGGCTTCTTCAAGGACTTGTTCCGCGCGAACGGCGGTCCCGTCGGCGCCGGCAATCCCTACATCGTAGGCGAGCGCGGTCCCGAACTGTTCGTGCCTCGGAACTCCGGATCGATCGTCAGCAACGAACGGTTGTCCGGTGCCTCGATGGGCGGAGGCGGAGTTAACATTACCTACAACATCGCGGCTGGCGTCTCGCGCGCAGAGCTCGCTCCGATCTTGGAGATGGAGCGGCGGCGCTTGAAGGCAGAGATTCCTGATATGGTGCGGCGCGGCGGTGCGTATCGGACGGCGTTCGCCTAACGCTTATGGCAATCACTTATCCAGTCACGCCGCCATCGCCGTTCCGAATTTCGCGGCTGTCGCTCTCTGGCTTCTCGGCGACCTCGCGCAACGTCTCTCCGTTCACCTATCAGACACAGCAATACAACTGGCCGGGTCAGGCGTGGTCAGGTCAGGTCGAATGTCCGCCGATGGTCCGAGCCGATGCGGAGGCGGTGATCAGCTTTCTGCTCTCGGTGCAGCGAGGAACCTTTTATTTTCAAGACTACGCCAACCCGACGACGCGAGGGACTGTCACGGGAACGCTGACCGTGGCAAGCGCTACCGCGAACACCAGCACTCTAGGCATCACCGGAGCGACCGGCACCTTCGCTGTCGGCGACTGGCTGCAGATCGCGACCTCGCTGTACAAGGTTATCGTCGTGAACTCCTCGACGAGCGTTGAGGTCTTTCCTGCTCTGCGATCGAGCTACGCAGCGGGAACTTCAATCGTCTACTCGAACGCGAAGGGAGTGTTCCGCCTCTCGGAACCGCTGACCAACTGGTCTATCGACCTAGCCAAGATTTACGGTGTCGGGTTCGGCATCGTTGAGGACGTAGCGCAATGAGCATAACCACCGCAGGACGGTCCCTCTCGGCAGCGATGGTGACCGAGGTCACGACGACGCAGCTGTCCCCAATCCTGATGGCGTCGCTGAACTTCTCGACGCCGGTGTACCTTTGGACCGGCTACGGAAATCTGGTCTACAACTCCGTCACCTACCTCGGGCTCGGAACCTTCGGTACGATCTCGCCGGTGCAGGAGACGACCGACCTAGCCGCGCGTGGCATTTCGATGCGCCTGTCTGGCGTCCCGACCGCAAGCATCGCCATCGCGCTGACCGAGACGTATCAAGGACGCGAGGCGAGTGTGATGTTTGGCGCGCTGTCTCCGACGGCTGGCACGCTGATCTCGTCTCCGGTCACGGTGTTCTCTGGGCGAATGGACGTGATGCAGATCACGGACGACGGACAGAACGCAGAGATCATCCTAACCGCTGAGTCCAAGCTAATGGACTTTCAGCGACCGAGGGAACTCCGCTACACCGACGAGGAACAGCAGACGCTGTTCCCGACTTCGCCATCGATCACGATGCCCGACCTCGGACTGGAGTTCGTGAATGACCTACAGGAGAAACCTATTTACTGGGGAAATCCCGCGCAGGCTTCTGGCACAGACTGGGAAGGCGGCGACAAGACTGGAACCCAA